TTAATAAAACCAGTCGTCAGCGCTTTCCCACGTTTCCTGCAGAATGCTCTGTATACGTTTTTTATCGCCATCAGCAGCACCGACGATACTCAGACCATCCTGACTGCCTCGACGGATGGTTAAGTTGCAGTTTTCATACTGATTCTGGAGACGGGTAATTAATTCTTTTTCCAGTGCAGGAACTGCCCCTTCCGGAAGCTGTTTTGTCCGGCTGATAACAAGCTCAATTCTCATAATTCCCTCTACACTTAACTACTGTATATAAACACAGTATACCTGTTAGAAAGAATATTCAAGACATGAATAGCACTTTTTGCAAAAGCTAGCGTGTTGTTTCATATCAGATTTCAGGCGGGAAAACCCGTCGCAGCGTACTCGAGTTTCTGAGTTGTGATATTCACACCGAAGGTATGGTAGAAATAACCATGGCTCTTTTTACGCCATATCAACACTATGAATAAGATGGCAAAACTGAAATGTACAAAACCATATAGAGTTTTAATATGAAAATTTCATCTTCTACGCCTTGTTTAAACTTTGCTCCACAGAAAGAATATTCTGCTGCCGTTGTTCCTCATCCTTCAAAGAATGCCTATGCGGATTACGTTTTGGAGACAGGTAAGCGAATACCGTTTTCCGCCGCAGATTTAAGCAACCTCTACCAAAGTGTCATTTACGCTGTCCACAGTAGTCGTAGCAGGCTCATCGATCAGCACACGGCCAATATGATCGGTAACACTGTACTTGATGCCTTAAGCCGATCACAGACCTTTCGTGATGCCGTAATCTATGGCATCCATAATAAGGAAGTGCAACTTGGCTGCATCACATACAGAAACGAATACGAGATCAACGAAGATTCCCCCGTCGGGGTTGATTCTATTCACTTACTGACGCATAGCGAATTGTATGAATACGAGGCTGGTCAAGAGCCAATTTTACCTATTTGCGAGGCGAGAAAAGATGAACACGAGGAAGCCTATATCAGTTTTAGTGCGGCGCCAGACACTGACTCGTGTGAGATGCCCTCATGGCAGGAAGGGCTAATTCACGAGATCATTCATCATGTTACTGGAGCCGGCGATCCATTAGAAGATGGTAATATTGAGCCAGGACCCACTGAAATTCTGGCACGCCGTATAGCACAAGAATTGGGATGGTCAATCCCTGAGTTCACCGGGTATGCTTCCCCGGATCGTGTAGCTCATCTTAGGACGCGCAATCTTAATGCCCTTCGCCAAACGGCGACACGGCATGAAGATAATGAGGAAGCTTTTTTCGAAAGGCTGGATGTGATTAGCGAAGGATACGAGGCGAGCGCTGATTTCACAGAGTATCCTGTTATGTCTGACATGGTGAAGGAGCTGAACAAACCACATGATTTTCCCGGGTTAGTTATCAATGATAATACAATGGATGCAGACCCAGACCAGATCCAACTGTATCATGGTCAACCTTATATTTTCACCTTCGTAGACAAACATAATCAGCGCTGACGTACCTTTACAGCTATAATCACTACTCATCCATTTTTACAGATAGTGTAGTGGTCTCCATCAAGTTCATCCTCAGTTTTCTCGATGAATTTATTCTTGCGAATCTCAGAAACGCTGACCTCCCGCGCCTCCAGTTCTGCTATGCGCTTACCTCCATCAGCAATAACGCCCTCGTAATACTCACGCTGTTCGGCGTTCCGCTTTTCTGCGGCTGCCAGTTGCTCTCGCGCCTGTCGCATATCATCACGCAGCACCAGCGCTACGGCCTCTATTGCGTCTTTTCCCCGCTGGAGTTGAATATTCTCATCCAGCAGTGCCAGCATGGTGGCGGGATTGGCTGCGGCGATAAATTCCGCGTCACGTTTCTCAACAGTATGGGCCAACATCACTTCTTCACCGCAGAGAGAAAACGGCGTTACCGTGATGCCATTGAACAGTGATGAGGTGCGGCGCCAATTCCCCGGCGTAGCCTTCTCCGCCACTTCACGCAGCGCACGTTTGTCGATGTTCATGCTGCACCTCCAAAAATCCATTGGTTACCTGCGTGCGCCTGGAATTTGCAGGACGTATCAGGCATAACCAACTCATGAACCACTTCGCCTGTTTCAACAAAGTAGTAGTTGCTGTCTGTAACGTTGTTGATGAAGAATGCCTCACGCTCGCGCCATGACATCTCACCGAGAATACGCTGCACCTTTTTGGTGATTGGTCGGTAATCAGGTTCTATGCCAGCCAGTTTTGCCGCCGCGTAGTTGTGGTGGCCATCCATCAGGATGGTGTATTGCTGCCCACGCAGAACTATCGGGTAAACAGATACGATAAAACGCTTAAATCTTGCCGCTCTGTTGTTTACCTTTGCCTTGTCGAGGTAGCGCTGACTGCTGATAAGCGGACCTTTGATGTTGCTCATTGGCCCTTTATCGGTGATTACTTTTTCAATATCTAATGCAGTTATCATGATCTGACCCCCTTTAGTCCGAATTTGGCCCGAATTTCTGCAATCTTCGCGAGGTTTTGCGCGCGGTTTAGTGGTCTGCCACCAAGAACAGGAAGCTGCTTAACTGGCTCCGGGATCACCTCTCCACGGTTTATCCTGGTAACCATGTGGTTGAGTTCTTCGACTGCCTTGCGGCGCAACTCGGTATCACTAAGAGCGTTAGCTCGCATGTTTGAGTACAGTGTGGTGACAAGCCAGTAATGGGCTTTGGATTCCCATGGATATGATTCTGCATCCGGGTATAAACCACGCGTGCGGCAATACTGGTAAACCATATCGACCAGTTCATTGGCATCAGGAAGCCCGGCAGCAGTTGCCAATTCAGCCTTACACCATGCGACGAACTGGCCTGGAGACGGAAGAAACGGACGTTCCTGACGGCGGGCGACACGCATTCCGGCCGCAACTTGCTCCATGGTGGTGATGCCGTTCTCACGGAAAGCCAGAACCCACTGGCGACGGATTTCGTTCATCTCGGCCTGGCTGCGATTAGCTGTGGTTGCAGGGAACGCGGCCATAAGCTGACTGAACACGTTGTTGATGACCTTAGCAACCTGCTCAACTTGCGGTTTATCGTCATGCTGTTCCGGCATGTTGTTGGCAATACGGCGCATCTGCTCACGGTCAAAATTAACCATCTGCGCAGCAATGTTTTTCATAGCTCCACTCCGTAAATCCAGTCAGTGTTATTCAGGTCAAGTTTTGGCTTAGAGGCAGTTGTGCCAGTCTGTTGCTTGTTGCGGTTGATATCGAGTTGAGTCCACTTTTCGCGGAGCTTTGCCGGGCTAATGACGTTGCCAGCCCAGAAGCTGTCATGGCACGCCCAGCGAAACAGCACGCACATGTCGCGATGTGTCCGTCCGTCACATTCACGCATCAGGCGTATATCGTTAGCCCATCCTGCCAGGTTAGGTTTTCTGGCTGATGGAGAAATGGTTTTTATCAGGTCAAACATCCACTCGGCAGCAGTTAGGTCTTCAGCAGTTCCCCACTTGTTGCCTCTCTGAATCGCTGCTTCGGGTTTTAGAACATGAGGTTTCTTTGCTGGCTTGTCAGAGGATTCGTCAGAATTCTCGGACGTAGATCTTTTAATATTGTCTTTTGTTAGTTTGTCTTTTGTGGTTAGCAACTTCTGCTTAGGTGCGTTAGCAACTTCCGCTAAGGTTTTCTTAGCAGGTTTAGCTAATGTTTTGCAGAATCCGTTATTTTTAGTTTGCCACTCGGAAATATGGATATTCATACCAACCCTGCGGCCTTCCTGAATCAGTACCTTCTTCCTGATCAGACTGTTTTTTGCTGTCGAGCAATGGGTATGATGCTTCTGAATCATCTCCTCTAGCTGCTCGTTGCTGATCCAGTCCATTTTCTTGTTGTATCCATACGTTTTGCGCCATATGGCCATCAGGATGCACAGCTCAGTCTCCGGCAAACCAGAACACATCACGGCATCCAGAAGTTCATTTGCCAGGCGCGTATAGCCATCATCGAGATCTGCCACGCGCGGCTCCTTAGGTGCCACGTCAGGCACAGGAAAATTGATTACTTTGGCAGTGTTTGCCATAATTACTCCTGTGAATTGATCCAGTTAATTCCACCAGAAAGCCGTTGGTGACCCCTCACCGCGGCTTTCGCCTTTTTGGTTGCTGCCATTTTCAGTCCCACCCCAGCGCATCCGGCCTGGCTCGTTCAGCCTTTAGCCCGGCATCAGCGAGAATCTCTACGGCTGTGAGATAGTTTCTGGATACCAGTACCGCTTCCGGTGGCGCGGCCTGAATCCCAAGAAAAGCCAGCTCTTTCGCCATGTTGCAGAAATATCCCTCAGCTTTACGCCTGCTGACTGTCGACTCGCTGATGCCCATATGCTCGGCGTATGATTTCTGCCCTACTGATGCAAGCCGGTTGAGCAGGACACTCTCTATCTCAATCGGGTTGATTTCTGGTGGGTCTAACTTTCGTGCAATTGCGTTCTCCATGGGTAAATATCCTCTATGGTTATTTGGCTGACGCCTCTTGGCTTGGTAAGCCATCTGTTGGGTTTGGATACATGTCAGGGCGAAGTTCGTGTGGGGTGATGCCAGTTACATGAAAAATGGGGAAAACTCGGCCTTTAGGTACAACACCACCGTAACGTTTTTTCCAGTGACTAATTGTCATTGACGAAACACCGAGCTTTTCTGCCAGCTTTGAAGAATTGCCGGCAACTTGTATGGCTTTTTCTAATGCGTTCATAAACCACTCCTTAGAAGTTACAAACCAAATTAAACATTATGTTTAATTTAAAGTCAACATTATGAATGTTGAGGAGATAAACTTTTAGTTTAGAATTTCGATATATGAGAAAAAACACACACCAAACTGACAATCCGCAGGTTCGGCGGTTAAATGAGATCATTGAGAAGAAGCGCATATCCAAAGCGGATATAGCGAGGATCTGCGGTGTGAGCGCTCAATCGGTCAACAACTGGTTTGTCAGGGGAGCAATAGGCAAAAGCTCTGCAATAAAACTTGCCGATGCGCTTGGCGTTAGCCTGGAATGGGTTTTAGGACAAGACGTGGATGCCAAAGATGGTTTGAGGCACGACGAACGGAGACTGTTGGAACTCTACAACCAACTACCAAATGAAGAAGAGCAACAGAACATGTTGCGGATTGTCTCGCTGCGCCTGAAGGAACTTGACGAGCTGTACGCGAAGTACATGGGGCGGCGGATTAAGGGCGACTGTGAATGAACTACAAACATATAAATGACTCACAGGTATTAATGTAATGTGAGATTTTTCGATTATAAGTGAGGGTACATGGATAGCTTAAGGTATGAAACTTTCTCTCAATTTGATCATAACGACCCCTTTTTTGATTCACTGAAGAGTGACTACAAGGAGTTTCCTGATTGGCTTAAGAAAAAAGCTGATGCTAATGAATCTGCCTACATTCTCTACGATGAAAATCACAAAATTGAAGGATTCATGTACCTCAAAGAAAATGATGATGCCGGAGATATTTCACCTCAGCTGCCTAATGGAAATCACTTGAAGATCGGAACATTTAAATTTGAATCAAAAGGCACACTTAGGGGACAAAGATTTCTAAAGAAAGCGTTCGATCGTGCATTTGGCTCAGGTTCTGATGATATTTATGTTACAGTTTTCGAGAAGCACGCTCACCTTGTTAAACTTTTCCAAGCGTATGGATTCTATATCCATGGAGAAAAGGAAACTCAAAACGGGAAAGAATTTGTATATGCAAGGAGTTTAAATGATGTTAATGGTGATGTACTTCTTGATTATCCTTTAGTCTTACCAACAGAAAAGAAAAAATTTATTCTCGCAATCAAGCCCGAGTACCACACAAGGCTTTTCCCCGACTCAAAATTGGTCAATGAATCACCTGATATCGTTCAGGATGTATCGCACACGAACAGCATACATAAGATTTATATCTGTGGAATGGACTCTGTCCAGTTGATGCACAGGGGAGATGTCATCGTAATATATCGCATGACAGATGGGAAAGGCCTAGCGAAATATCGCTCAGTAGCTACCTCAATATGCGTGGTGGAATCAGTGCGCCATATAACAAGCTTTAACGATGAAGATTCATTTGTAAAATACTGCTATAAATTTAGCGTGTTTTCCGAAAAAGAATTAAGGAATTTTTATCGTACAAAACGCAGCCCTTATATCGTAAGATTTACATACAACATCGCCTTGCAAAAAAGACCGACTCGTGAGATGCTTATCGATCAAGTGGGACTGCGTGGAGACCGTACTGGGCGGTGGGGTAATTTCGAGATTACCGATCAGCAGTTTAATGAAATATTAAGATTGGGTTGTGTCAATGAAAGTTTTATTATCCATTAAACCGGAGTTCGCTGAAAAAATACTAGATGGGTCGAAGCGATTTGAGTTTCGTAAAGGGATCTTCAAAAACAGAAGCATTAACACAGTTGTTATCTATGCCACCATGCCTCTTGGGAAGGTGGTGGGGCAATTTAGCATTGAGTCTATTCTGTCAGATGCACCAGAAGATTTATGGATTAAAACCCAAAAATACGCTGGAATTTCAAAAACTTTTTTCGACAACTACTACTCTGGAAGAAGCACAGCCTACGCAATTAAGGTAGGTGATGTCGAACGTTTTGAAACCCCGCTCCCATTATCAGCGCTTGGCGATGGAATTAAAGCTCCACAGTCTTACTTATACCTTTGAATCACCCGGCCTTCGCGCCGGGTTTTTTATTGCCCTTTCCGCACCATAGCAGCCGCATCCCGCAATACACTTTTGTGAATAACGTTTCCCACTGCCCTGCGCTTAGCCTCTAGGCTATCCACAATCGCATCGCGGCTGATCACTACGCCGTCGATTATCAATTCGACCACTGCGCCGCCAATCTCACCCGCAATGAATGCCGCACGGTCTTCTTCCAGCTCGTCACGATCCATAGCTAACCCTCTTTGATGATTTTATGACCATATGAAACCTTAAAATACATACTACCCACACCACCCCCTTCCAACAAATAAACAATTTGTTTATACAAAAACACTCATTATGTTGACACACTAATAAACATTGTGTTTAATTAATCCATAGCAACAACGAACCACCCAGGCAGGACGCCCACGAATGTAGCCGTCCGGGGCATACGAAGACCGGAATGAGGTGGAAAAGTTAACGCGCAGAAGGTTTAAACAATGTTCCGCTGGCCGGGCGATATCGGCAGGCACGAGGATGAGATGACTAATTACGGCACAACAACATTACCAAGAACCAGCGTTGTACCGGGAATGCTGGTTAAGTACCAGGGGCGCACATACCGCGCATCTGCAAACGTAGGAAAAGGGTTGTACCTGTTTACCCTCTTCGAACGCCTGCGGACAACCAACGACGAGATCGAGGTTTACCTCAACCAACACGGCAAACCTGCAACCCATTAGCGGGAACGTCAGAAAACCGAATTTAACCGAATGGTCGGCTATTAAAGCGACAGGATTTTTACACACAAAATTCAGGAGTTCAGCCATGAACGCATATCTCACTTACGACCGGATCGAGGCTCAGGACTGGACCCGGCATTACCAGCAAATCGCCAGAGAAGAGAAAGAATCCGAACTGGCTGACGACCTGGAGAAAGGACTGTCGCTTCACATGCTGGAGTCGCTGTGTATGGACGAGCTACAGCGCCACGGCGCCAACAAAAAGGCGATCAGCCGGGCATTTGATGACGATGTCGAATTCCAGGAGCGTGCGTCGGAGTTTGTGCGGTACATGGTTGAAGTGTTTTCCCGGCATCAAATTGATATTGAATCAGAGGAATAAGACAAATGAGCACAGCACTCGCAACACTGGCAGGAAAACTGGCTGAACGTGTAGGAATGGATTCTGTAGATCCGCAGGAACTGATCACCACATTGCGCCAGACAGCGTTTAAAGGTGATGCCAGTGATGCGCAGTTTATTGCGCTACTGATAGTCGCCAACCAGTACGGTCTTAATCCGTGGACGAAAGAAATATACGCCTTTCCTGATAAGCAGAACGGGATCGTCCCTGTGGTGGGTGTTGATGGCTGGTCCCGTATTATCAACGAAAACCAGCAGTTTGACGGCATGGATTTTGAGCAGGATAACGAATCATGTACATGCAGGATTTACCGTAAGGACCGTAACCATCCGATCTGCGTTACCGAATGGATGGATGAATGTCGCCGGGAACCATTCAAAACCCGTGATGGTCGTGAGATTACTGGGCCGTGGCAGTCACATCCCAAACGGATGTTGCGACACAAAGCAATGATCCAGTGCGCCCGTCTCGCTTTTGGTTTCGCTGGCATCTACGACAAGGATGAGGCCGAACGCATTGTCGAAAATACCACGTATACCGCAGATCGCCAGCCGGAACGCGACATCACTCCGGTTAGCGATGAAACCATGCGGGAAATTAATGATCTGCTGATCACCCTGAATAAAACATGGGATGACGATCTGCTGCCGCTCTGCTCACAAATCTTCCGCCGCGATATTGGTGCATCGTCAGATCTTACGCAAATCGAAGCAGTGAAAGCCCTCGGATTCCTGAAACAGAAAGCTTCAGAACAGAAGGTGGAAGCATGACACCAGAAATTATCCTGGCTCGTACAGGTATTGACGTTAGCAACATCGAGCAGGGTGATGACGCGTGGCACCGTCTACGCCTCGGTGTCATCACTGCTTCCGAAGTTCACAACGTCATTTCCAGGCCAAAGTCGGGCAAGAAGTGGACTGATATGAAGATGTCCTACTTTCTCACCCTTCTTGCCGAAGTTTGCACCGGCGTGGCACCGGAAGTTAACGCCAGGGCGCTGGCCTGGGGGAAACAGTATGAAGACGATGCTCGCACCCTGTTTGAGTTCACCACTGACGTGAAGGTCACCGGGTCGCCGATCCTTTTCCGTGACGAGGGCATGCGTACCGCCTGTTCTCCTGACGGCCTGTGCAGTGATGGCCGCGGTCTTGAGTTGAAGTGCCCTTTCACCTCTCGCGACTTTATGAAATTCAGGCTTGGCGGCTTCGAGGCTATCAAATCCGCCTATATGGCCCAGGTGCAATTCAGCATGTGGGTAACCGGGAGAGATGCATGGTATTTCGCGAGTTATGACCCGCGCATGAAACGAGAAGGTATCCACCACGTGGTTGTTGAGCGCGACGACAAATACATGTCCCTCTTCAACGAAATGGTACCGGAATTTATCGAAAAGATGGACGAAGCGCTAAAGGAGATTGGCTTCACGTTCGGGGAGCAGTGGCGATGACGCACGCAACAACGGCAGTACTACCAGTTGAAAAAAGTGTTCCGCGCACCTGGCGCCGCCCGTTCCTGAAATGGGCAGGCGGTAAATATTCGCTGCTGCCGGAACTGGATCGTCTTATCCCGGCAGGTAAACGACTGATAGAACCATTTGTGGGCGGCGGATCGGTGTTTCTCAACTCAGATAAACACGAATACTTCCTGCTGGCTGACATTAATGCTGACCTGATCAATCTGTACCAGATGCTGGTCGTAGTGCCTGATTCGGTAATCGCAGAGGCAATGAAGGCTTTCAGGCATCTGAATGATGTCGAAAACTACACAGTAATTCGTGAAGCATTCAACGCCCAGAAACTGAATGCGACAGAAAGAGCGGCCGCATTCCTTTACCTCAACAGGCACTGCTTTAACGGCCTGATGCGTTACAACCTTGACGGTTTTTTCAATGTTGGATGGGGAAAGTATAAAGCCCCGTATTTCCCGGAAGAAGAGATCAGGGCATTCAGGCTGAAGTCTCACGCGTGCGTATTTATGACTGCAGGTTTCGAACGTACTCTCAGGCTGGCGGGTGATGGTGATGTCGTTTACTGCGATCCACCATACGAACCGATGCCCGGCACCGCTGGATTCACTAGCTACGCCTCCGGTGGGTTCTCATGGGATAGCCAGGTAGCGCTTGCTGAAAGCTGCGTGGCAGCCCATCAGCGTGGCGCAAAGGTGTTTATCAGTAATTCTACCGCACCACGCGTTATTGAACTTTACGAGCAGCACGGCTTCACCCTGCACCGGGTCAATGCCCGCAGATCAATATCGAGTAAAGGCAGTACCCGAGAAACAGCGAACGATATCGTCGCCTCACTGGGAATTTAGTGATGATGAAACTTATTAACAGAAGCAAGCAATCACCAATCGGTCGTCACGCATGTGATGTTGCACTGGCGGCGCATCATGAGAAGTTCGGCGATTACGGAAGACAAAAGCACGTTACCAATTACACCGTTGTAGTGGATGGCGTAAAGGTTCCTGTCGAAGTAGTTAACCGGGCCACCAGCTACGTAGCCACCGCAATGATCGGCGTCCGGAAACTTAGAAATCTGCCCGCACAGACAAAATGAATATTAGCGATGGCCCGCTGCGGGGCCACTGGAGAAAACGATGAGCAAAAAAATTAGAGACTTTGAATTGATGAGCACCCGCGAAATTTGCTGTCAGCTAAGGATTTCTTCCAGGACGCTGGATCGTTACCGTAAACGACCAAGCGACAACAACCCATTCCCGGAGCCAGACTGTTCATATATGGGTGGCTCCAACAAATGGCTTAAAACTAAAGTCAATGAGTGGCTGGTCCGGGAAATGTCACGACCAACACGCCGTCCAATGTCGCATCTGAATCTGCCCCGTGACAACAAAGGTCGACTCATCCGGTCTGACGTGGCGTGA